TTACTTTTTAATTCTAGCTAACCCCTCCCGTGCTAGTCGTTCTTGATCTGCTGCGATGGTGTATCGTGCGACCTCCGATAGAGTCGCGTGTCCTGTGATTGCAGCGATTTGATGCGTTGAGCATCCTGCTTCAGCTAACCTGCGGGCTGCTGCTTTGCGCAAGCCGTGAGGACTTAATCCTTCTGGTAAGCCCGCTTTCCTTCTCCATTCTTTGAAGCGCTCATAAAATCCCTTTGGGCTAAATGGCTTGTCTTGCGCGGTTATGAGGAAGGCGGCTCCTGTTGAGGCATTTTCAAGTTCAGCGGCTAAACATGGATGAACGGGGATTAATAGTCTTTTCCCGGTTTTATGTTGCTGTAACGCGATAAGGTCATCTCTGCGGTTAGTTGAGCTCATACGTACCACGTCACCTGTTCTTTGCCCGGTATAAAGTAACAGAGCCAACGCTAAGCGTGGCTGTGAACCACTTGGCCATGCCTGCTCAAATTGTGCAATATGTGCTTCAGACCATGTTTCTTGCCCTTCTCCTTTTTCTTTGCGCCTTTTAACCTCACGGGCTGGATTACGTTCGCACCAACCATACTCAACAGCGTAATCAAACAGAATACGAAACTGTTTGAGCCAACTATTGGCAGCAGCTGGTCTGTCGCCCAGACGGTCAAGAAAACGACGAATATGAACTGGCCCAAAATCAGAAACAAGATACTGGGCATAATCTTGCTCTTGCATACGTAATAGAATGCGACCGTATGTCTTACGTGTTTCCTCAGCTAATTCAAGGTATCGCGATGTTGATTGCCATTTTTCAATAAGCCATGCTAGCGTTTTAGGAGAGTTCACGAAAGGACGTTCTACTTTTTCCCCCATTGCCTTTGCATAGGCCTGAAAGAAGCCATCATCTAAAATGTCTGGCAGCCGGATATGTTGAGATGCACCGGGGCGGCGTAAATAATACCGATACCGCCCAGAGCGATCCTTAATCCGTCTTACGTAACGCATCCGAACCGACTTCATAGAAGGTTATCCAATGGGTTTGTGGGCTTGCCGGTATCATGGGAGGACCTCCCCGCTAGAGCGTTGAGATAGTCTTGCAAGCTCGTTGTGAGATAGGCTTTTCTAGCCCCGATTTTGATAGCCGCAACGTGTGGGGCAATGTGCTTCTTGAACGATGACGTATCTAGATTCCCACAAAAGAAAGCCGCCTGATTTTCATCCATAGCGGCCGGAGGAAACGGGTAGCTGTTCTTAGCCATTCTCTCCCTCCTGATCTGCGTATTCCTCCAAAGCTGAGACAAGAACGAGCACGTCGCCGACTACTGGTTCGCCCCAAAGCTCTTCTGCCCGAGTGTCTAACGACGGCTGGTGCCAGCCGTTGACGTAGTAATACATACGTCCATCAGCAGGCTTTCGAGCCTTCACATGTCCATAGCGATGTGGTTCCGAGGCTGTTGGGAACTTAGCAGGGTAGCGGACACCATATCGAAACTCCGGCATAGCTAATGCCTCACGGAACGGAACCCATTCGCGACGTTGGTTCCAGCGTTGTGCAGCCCACGCACGATCTGGCAACGGCTCATCTGGGCCGGTTGCATGACACGTCGTGCAATAGAAGTAATGTCCATCACACCCAAGTTCACGGCTCCCACAGAACGGGCACGGCCTTAACTTGTCACTCATTCCGATCCCTCCTGCCTCTCACGCCAGACCACATGCCTACAGCTCAAACAGTAAACGGCGGCCACAACAATCCTATCTCCAGCATCACGAAGCCACTCAAGCGTATTGTCTTTATTCAGTTCGTCCCCGCAGAACTGGCACGATTTTAGCGTGTTAGTCATGGCCGTTCCTTTGTCCACACCGGGGGAGCCAGCAATTAAGAAGCTCGCCTGTGTCTCGTGATGTGTGGTCGTAAAATCCCCAGATGTCATGGTAAAAACTCACCATATCAAAGGACAGGAGGCGCTCTAGGCGAAAGGGGCTGCTTTCATTTGCTTGGGCGGCTGCGATAGACACCCGAACTTGTCTATATTCTTCTTCGCTGCGATTGAGCGGATCGCGTTCATCAGCATCAAATTCTCTGAGACGCTGTATAATTTTTTCGATGATCGCTTTATCGGATTCTGTGTTGTCAAAAGATACTTCAAACATAAGACATCTTTCTACTGGTGCATTAATGCATATTTTGGGATGAGGTGACACAGATTGTGTCACTTCTAAAAAAGCGCAGAAAACTGCTCTTGATTGTGGTATCCACTTCCCATCACAACCCCCTCTTAATTTTACGCAACAAGCGAGCGACGAGGCCGCATAAGAGCACCGGCCACATGAACGAAGCGACAACGCGGGTTTCTGTTGGCACGTAGCTGCGCTCTGGCTGTGTTAGCTCGAACACGGCCCATAGTGTCGCGCCGATGAGGCCGTAGAGTGCTGCGGCTAGGCAGAAGATGAGGAAGAGGCTCATGCTGGCATCTCCTCATCTATTGCCTCAAAACGAGCCAAAGCCTCGGAAACGGCACTCTCAACTTGCTCGGACAGCTTCGGGCGGTTGGACTTCAACCATTCACGCCGCTTCTTGAACACCTCCTCACTGGTGAGGTTCTGAAGGGCTTCTACCGTGACAGCATCTTGAACCGCTTCGACCATTCCACGGGTTATCATCAGGTTCTTATCTTCTGGAGGCCTGTCAGTTCCTGTCTCAGCCCAATTTTTCAAGCGACTTCCCTGCTCTGCGATAATGCGCTTCCCTTCCGGGAATATGGCCTGTAACTCATGATTGAGTTTGCGAGGCAGGTCATAACGGGGCTGTCCGGGAGTTTCCGGGTGCATGGTCATCGAGCCAGACAGCTCAAACATGAAAGATTTTTCGCAAATCGGTTGAAATCCCATTTGCTTGATCTCATTACGTTCCCGGCCTGTCTGAGGGTTCATCACCTTCTCGAACTTGATCTTTTCTTGTGCCCGTAGGCAGAAAATCAAGTGGGTTCTGGTCTGGATCAGCCGTGCCATCATGCGCTTGTGCTGCTGCTTGGGCTTTTTCCAGCTTGGGGCCGTCATAGCTTCGACTTTCCACTGTTGGATATTGCCATTGCGGTCAGTCGCCGCAGCTAGAGCAGCTTCCTCAGCCATATCAGAGCAGCCGCCCTCACCATCCCACTCATGGCTCATGCTGTCGATCACGATCACTGTTGCACCAGCCTCCTCAGCCGCACGAATGGCCGCAATGTAGCGCATCGGCTCGAAAGGAGGCTGAAAGTCCAGATGAAGAAAGTCGAATGTCCCCTTAGCAGGGGCTGCTTTCTCTCCGGGGCGGGGCGCATAATGGAGGGCACGCCCTGCTTCTGTATCAATTACAGCAATCTTGCCATTCTTGCCCTTAATGCCTTCTGCCAATGTCAAAGCTGAGAATGTCTTTCCTGAACCAGAAGCTCCGGCGATGCCAAATAAAAGACCAATTTTCTCTCTTACGGCGGGTTTAATGGTAAAGCTCATGCTACAGCTCCAAATTCTGCTAAAATATCGTCTCTAAGCTCTTGATCTTCTTGCTCACGCAGCAGCCAAGCCGGGGCTTCCACATGCGCCATATGCGCGTAACCGGGCCATCTATTCGTTTTCATGCACTCGCTCCACAGATGAATAGCGCGTGTGACGTTTTCATCAGCAACATGCATCAAGCTTTGCGCAGGCGTAAAAACAGACACGGCATAGGGCGCATACATTTCCACGACGACGAACCGCATAGGTTGAGGCGTCACACCTCGGAGTGCTTTCAAGCCGCGAGCATAAAATCGGTCTTGTGTGCGATAGTCACTGACCAGCGAGCTGCTCCATTCATGAGGACTTGCGCTTTTTGTCGTGCCTTTGAGGTCAAACAATGGGGCTCTTGGATTATCTGGCAGAAAATCCACCATGCCACGACACCAAACATCGCTGCTCTTCCACGCAATCGTCGCTTCCGCTTGTCCATGGCCGAATAATTCAGAACAGTCTTCGCGTTGTTGAAGTTGATCTCTAGCGGCTTCAGCACAGGCAAAAATTTCGTCAAAGTTCTTCTCTAAAAGGACAATCTTTCCTTCTGCATAGGCACAATCGCGGGCCTCTTTAGCTTCTTTTGTCCGGCAGTTATCGAATGGAAGAACGGCAATATCCGCTCCTTTCTCTAAGATCAGACGATGTAAGGCAGAACCTTTTTCCATAGCTAAACTTGGTGCGCCTGATGCACGATGAGGGTTTAAGCGTGGATGCTGGAAATGGGCATGAAGAGGGCTCTGCTTTAAAAGCACCTTTGCAATCGAATTAGACAGGCTTGGCTCTGGGCATGGATCAGCATGATACTGCTCATTACTGAGATCATAGATGCCTGGTTGTGTAATCAGAGACTTCATACCCGCGCCTCCTGCATGGGCAATTCGCCACCGAGCATGACAATCTCATTCTCAATATTCGGCACGAGCCTCATGGTTCGGTCTGCTTCCGCGACTTGGCCACGGCCTCGGTAGCGTCCGGCTTCTTCGTAAGCGCGGGTCCAGAGGCCGTATTGCTGGTCAAGTTCTCTGTCGCGCACATTAGACACAGCTTTCCTGTTTGCGTGTTTCAGCATCTCAAAAATCCTCGGTTTTACTTGGGGTGGTTAGTAGGTTGAATCTTCTATAAGGCGCTCTTGAAGAAAGAGGTCGGCAAGTTTCACGCTCAGTTCTTCTTTTTTCTTTCTAAGTTCACTCGCACAAAGACCGCTTTTCTCGCTTCTATTTATATTCATGTCCACAAGAGAGATTTCATTAAGGATACAATCACTCTCCTTGAGCGTTGTGACCGTTATGGTGCGAACGACTGTTTCGATAATGAAGCTCTTATGGCACGATGTGCAGTCCCATTTCGCTCCCTCATCTGCCTCATTTAGCTCACCATCACCCTCGTTCTCATAGGAGCAATGAGGGCAGACAATCTTTCCTTCATGCTCTTGCCTGTAGCTCATCACCCCAGCACCCTCTCGTCTTGATTGAGCTTGCGTGCGACATCTTGGCCTTGGCGTAAACGGTCAAGTGGATCGGGCATGTAGGGCATGTAATGCTGAACAACGGTCTCAACGCCGTATTCTAGTTCGTTAAACGCTTCTTGTTCAGCGCCACGACTTGCAGCAGCCATACGCCCTGCCCACTGAGAGAGACGTTGAGCAAAAGAAAGGATCGTCTCGTCTCTAAGAGTACGTGGTTCAGCACTCTCAATCTGTTCAAAGACGCCCTGCTGTGGCTGCGCTACTGCGTGCAGATGGATCATTGCGCGGCCTCCTCTTTGGAGGGAAGCCTATCAGCGCAAACAGTGCCGACCCTGTAAACAGAATCCACGCCATAATGTTCGTCTAAATACCGACGTGCTTTTAGCGTCTTCTCTCCTTGGGCAATAGCTTTCTCCAAGCATTCAACAGCACCCGGCTGTACGCTAGTGTGATCCAGATTATTGAGACATTTTTGTAAAGTGGCGTTCTGCTCTTCAATCTCTGATGCTGTGTTTCTTCCAAGCACAGACTGATTGCCATTGAGAGCCCAGTCCTTCAAAAATTCCGGGGGGTTCCAGTCTAAAGTTTGTGCCATCTTACCCTCCTCCTACGGCCCAACGTGGGACGTTTCGTTCGGTATGAGGGTATAATGGGACACATCCCACAATATCGCAAGCAAAAAATTGGGATTTATCACATTTTGTGAGATTTATCCCCTTACCTATCTTCTTAAAATGCTATAAATCAATAACTTATGGTCGCTTTAAGTATACATGCCTTGCTTCCTCAAACATAGAAAGGAAGCATTTGATGTGCGAAAATAACAGTAAGAAATCAGACAGCTCTACGATCAGCAATGGCTTCAAAAAGACCGATCAAATGCTCTCTCTGATTAGGAACGAGGGAGCGCCAGAGGTCAACGATAGCAATCTCCTCTTCCGTATACAAAGACTGACTAGGAGATTTAAAGCTATCAACAGAGCTTCTCACTTGCGAAGCATTGACGGTGGAAAGACCGACTAGCTCTTCTATTGAGCACCCTAAGACTTGAGCTAAACGCCCGATGCTAAACACATCTGGGCGTTTAGATTTACCTTTAAGGATGTCTCGAACATAGGTCTCCTTTAGATCAGCTTCTAAGGCTAATCTTTTTTGTCCTATGCCCTTTTCTTCCATGCGGCGGGTAATTTCGCGGATCAGATGTTCATTAGTCATAGTGGGAAATATCCCACTAAAATAAAAGCAAAACAATTGAGACAGATCCCAAATTTATCTTGAATGGTGGGATAAATCCCATTACTGTCAATCTATGACTTACAAATCGAAACTCTTATCCCGCATCGAGCAGTTTGTCATTGAGGCGGGAATATCAGAAAGCACGTTCGGTTTTAGAGCGGTGAATGATGGGAAATTCGTGAAGCGTCTTCGACGAGGCGGCAGAATGTACCGCGACACGGAAGAAAGGGTGCTGGAATACATCACTCATAATTCCCGCTCTAATCACCCCACCCCCACACAACACCAGAAGGAGACACGGGTATGAGTAGCAATGAAGCAAGGCAGCTCCCATCCTTTATCCGATCAAAGGAGAGCTTAAAGCTGGCCGTTGAGTTTTTAGGAAAGAGCCCCGGAGAACAGGCGGCAGAACGCGCTGTGAAGGCTGCCGCCTTATTCGATGCTTATTTATCGGGGCGTATATGCTTTTCCGTTCACGACCGCAGTAGCCTCCTTCACGGCTTCTCGAACCTGATCCGCGCTCGCATTGAAGTTCGTAGCGTCTCTGGGGTCAATAACGACCCTACTGTCCCCGCCACTTCCAGTAAATTTAGTCAAAGCCAAGGCTCTAGCGACAGTCCAGATCAGGTCTTCTCTGGTCATACCGGACATTCATCTTCCCCTAGTTCAGCTTCAAAAGATGCCCGCACGGACTCGACCTCCGAAGCAGGCAACGAAACCGTAGCACAAGACACCCAAGCGAAGCGTCCCCACGACGATACGCTCTCTGAGCAGGAGCGTTGCGATCGGATTAATCTTGCTGTTCAAACGGACATTCGTAAATACCGTGAGAAAAGGCTTACCAGCCCAACCGATGAGGAATTGCAGAAATGGGGATGCCCTAAGCTGCTTGATCCGCGTGCTCGGATGTTTATTTGTCAGCTACCCGATGAAGACCTTCGGACGATCAGACGCCATGCAATGCCGGGATGGCTTGCTGGTCTTCTCTCTCAGATTGCCGATGAAGAGATTGAACGCCGCACCGGTGAAGATGAGGCATCGTCATGAGCCGCACTATCCCCACACAATGGACGACCATTGCCTACTTTAGTGACTGCGATGGGCGGTTTGTTCCCGCTCCCGGCGCTGTCTGCACAGAAAGCCAAGCGGCCCTCTCCGATGACGTGCGTACCCGCACTATTCGCGTGCGCGGTCGTGAGGAACTGCAAGTGCGGAGGGTTCGGTAATGGCAGGCTCCGTTAACAAGGTCATCCTCGTCGGTCGATTGGGCCGTGATCCAGAGGTGCGTAACACGCAGTCAGGGGCAAAGATCGTTCAGCTCTCTATCGCTACCAGCGAGAGCTGGACGGATAAGCACACCGGCGAACGTCGCGAACGCACCGAATGGCATAAGGTCGTGATCTGGAACGAGCACACCGCTGGTGTGGCCGAACGCTTCTTACGCAAAGGAAGCAATGTTTATCTCGAAGGCGAGCTTCAGACACGCAAATGGACAGATAAGCAAGGTGTGGAGCGTTACACGACAGAGGTCGTGATTAGCCGCTTCCGTGGTGATTTTGAGATGCTCGACAGCAAGTCTGACCACGCGTCTTCCCAGCAGAAACAGCCCGCTCAAAGCCAGTCCTACGGTTCTCAGCGCTCCATGTCTGACGTGGATGCAAGCCAAGACCCACTCGACGACGAAATACCATTTTAGAGGCACATTATGACAGATACACACACAACAGGCGGCATTGCCGCTGATCGTCTGCGCTCCATCATTGAACGCGTCGAACGCCTTGAAGAAGAGCGTAAAGCTCTGGGGTCGGACATTCGCGACCTCTTCACAGAAGCCAAGTCAGCAGGCTTTGATGTGAAGGTTGTTAAAGAGCTGCTCAGGCTCCGCAAGCGAGAGCCTGCTGAGGTGGAAGAGCAAGAGACGCTGCTCGACATCTACCTTAAAGCGTTGGGGATGTAAGGGTGTTTTTTTGGGAACCCATGATGTGCCTAGTCGTGAACTATGTCCGGCTTCGCCATCGTAACCGCCGCTTGCAAGATAAAGTGACAGCCTTGCTCGCTAATCAAAGCCTGCAAGAAAGTACAACGCGACTTCTCGCTACTGAGAATGGCCAGCTTCGCAAGAAAATTGGGCGCCTAGAAAAGCGCTGTCGTAACCGTCGGGGAATGTTCATCGCTCAAGGCGCGACAGCACGGGAGAACAGTTTAGCGACCTCTCCCGTGCCCTCCACACACCAGTGAAGAAAGGTAGAATAGCATGGTACATATTCAACAGGAACCAGAGGCTGATCTTGCGTGGGCGGAAGAAAACCCGCGCTGGAAGAAAACGATCTAATGACCCGTCGTTATCTTGCCATTGATCCGGGGGCTGGCGGTGCGCTGGCCCTCTTCTCTGCGAGCGGGGACTTGGTGCGTGTGGTGGATATGCCCACGATCACGGTCAAAGAAGCGGGTAAAAATCGACGGCATATTAACACGTCGCACCTTGCACGCCTCATTGAGGATGATTCCCCCTGCCACATCTTCATTGAAAAGGTCGGGGCTCGCCCGGGTGAAGGAACGGTATCGTCCTTTTCATTTGGTCGGGCTTTCGGGGTGCTTGAAGGGATTGCAGCCTCTCGCGCTATTCCAACGTCGTTTATCCTTCCCCGCCTATGGAAGCGCGGCACTCAAACCCCAGCAGATAAGAACGGGGCACGTCAACGAGCCTGTCAGCTCTTCCCTTCCCATGCCGCCTCTTTTGCTCGCGTGAAAGATGACGGACGAGCTGAGGCGGCCTTACTGGGCTTCTACGGCCTTCACACCCACCAAGTCGTGCCATGTCATGAGGTGTCCTTATGAGCATCCAAGCCATTAACTGGGCGCTCGAACAGCCGGGCAGCCCCACTCAAAAGCACGTCCTGCTCGTGCTCGCTAATTACGCCAATGAGAGCGGTGAGAGCTTCCCGTCGACAGACACGCTCTGTGCCGCAACAGGGCTCTCTAATCGTTGCGTTAGGCAGGCGCGTTATGACCTCATTGAGGCAGGACTGATAGAAAAATCGACGACGTATACGAGAAACGGCGTTCGTTTGGTTATGGCAGGAGATGCCGTCAATGTGGCAGCTCTTTCCTCCAAAGTGGCACCTGATGCCAGAAAAGAGGCAGCTCCTGCCACATCCGAAAAAGTGGCACCTGCTGCCTCCTATGTGGCAGCTCCTGCCTCCAAAGTGGCAGCAGATGCCGCTCCACATAACCACCATTTAACCACCAATAACCATCATACCCCCTATAGTCCCCCCAAGGCCTCAAAGCCACGTCCAAAACCGAAGCAGGAATTTGCTTTACCCGATTGGGTGCCTGTCGAGGCGTGGAACGGCTGGCTGGAGATGCGGCGGTCGATGAAGAAACCCGCCACGGTTCGAGCGATGGAGATCGCCGTCAAGCGGCTGGCCGCGTTCAAAGCTCAAGGCCACGATCCAAGCGACATCTTGGAAACCTCAACGCTCAACAACTGGCAGGGGCTCTTTGCGCCCAAAAGTCAGCGCCCTCATGGCCAGCAGGCTGCGCCCCGAATGAGCGAAAGCGAACGCAACCGCAACATCATTTTTGAGGAGATGCGCGCTCAATACCGCAGCCAAGACCACGCCAACAGCGAGAGGATTATCTTCCAATGAGCACTGCCAGCCTCACCCACATCACCCTCCCACGGCGCACTATCAGCGCCGCCCTCAGCGAAGCCCTGCATTCCCGACGCTGGGAGCGTTTTGCCGACTTGACCATTCGCGGCAAACGCACCGCTAAAACGCCAGCGCTGCACGAGGAAGCCGTGCGCCTTCTAGCGGTTTTGGATGCTGAAGCGTTAACAGCGCCGCCTCTTGAGGTGCGTCAAAAGCTGATCGCGCAATTCGACCAAACACTTGGGGCTCTGGTGGCCAACCCACGCGATCCAGAGAAACGAGAAGCATGGCGGCTTGCTGTGGAAGCTATCACCGAGGACGTTCCCGCTGGGGCGTGGACGGCTGAATTCCGCCGAGACGCGCTACGGTCGTTCAAGTTCATGCCAACCCCAGCAGAATTCTACGAGCTGCTCGACAAACACGTTCAAGCGCTGCGCAACAAACGCGCCACCCTTTGGCTATTCGTCAATGAGCCTATTCGTGAGCCCGAAAAGCCCCGCACCCCACCAACCGAAGAACAGAAGCGCCATGTGAACGCGATAGTCGCAAACCTCTTCCCCACCCAACGAGAGAAACGCCATGCGTGACGATATGGTCCACGGCCAGCACCCAGACCATGCCGTGAGAGGCACGAGGATAAGCGAGGAGTGTGATGAAATGTTCCTCACGTCAGATCATACTGACAAAGAAGAAAAAGGCATGAGCGACGCTCTGCATCGGTGCTTTGGGGGAGATGTGTGATGCGTTCTGAGTTCGCAAAGATGGTGCGCGACATCCGCATCGCCCACGATGATCGGCTGCTGGATGCAGCTCGTAAGCTGGATACAAAGGCCGCCGTGATCTCCCGTATGGAGCGTGGAGGGCATGAAGTCTCTGATAAGATAGTTGAAAGATTCATTGACGCTTATGGCCTCAACGAAAATGCAGACAGCATCAGAAAAGCTGCGTCTACGCATAACAACGAGGTGAGAAAGAACTATCCTACGCTCCAAGAGCTGATGCTTCTGACGCCGGGAGCCATGCAACAATATTTGGCTTCTGAAGGATGGGAACGGCTGGCGCCTTACGGTGATTATTCCGCTCTCTATGGGCACTTTCACTATGGAGAACTCATTGTGCCGACTGACGGCACTGTTCCCGGCTATCCGCGCGACATGGCCGAAAAGGTCAGGCTTCTGTCTTACCGGAAAGACCGCACCCCTCGACAGATTTACCAAGACATCCTCCAATCTGCTCCTGAGTCTACGTCCTCCAAGAAAACCTCTTATAGCCGCGTGGCTCATGATTGGTATGTAGAGCCAGAACATGCCACGGATCGGCTCCTTGCTGTGGAAAAGCCCTTCTCTGGAACGATCTTAGATCCCTGTTGCGGGCAAGGGAACATCCTTCGGGCCTGCGAGCGCGCCGGGATTAAAGCCGTCGGAAGCGACGTTGTTGACCGTGGCATCGGGGCGCGTGTTGAGGATTTCAGCGCGGCCATTCCCGATCTCAAGCCAACCTCGATCATCTCTAACCCGCCCTTTAATCAGGCGGAAGAGTTCGTAAAAACAGCCCTAGATCATGCGCAAGACCGCGTGTGCCTTTTCCTCCGCGCTGCCTTCCTTGAAGGAATCAAGCGGTCGGAATGGCTCAAGCAAACACCCCCTGCCCGTGTATGGCATTTCCCTGATCGGATTAGTTGCGTCCCAGGGCATTTGCTCGGTCAAAAACAAAAACATAGCGGCACCACAGCCTATGCGTGGGTGGTGTGGGAACGCGGCCATTGCGGCTCATACGCTGGCTCCTGGCTCCCTGAAAAGAAAAAAGAACGGAGTGCCTCATGAGCAAAGCCGCCGCCTATGCCCTCTCCGATGGGCCAACCACAGAACGCACACTCAAGCCAGACTACGAAGCGGTCGGCATGGGAAAGCGCAAACGCCGCGTGAAAGCCCGCACCGTGCAAACACTGCACGAAAGCGGCGACATCAGCGGGGAGGCCGTCACCGCCGCGAACCGTTGGTTGGAGGATTATATCTTCTTCAAAGGGGGCTATGCCGATTATCTCAAAGAGCCGCTCGACCGGGACTATATCCCCGGCAACGTCCACACCTTCGCTGTTGCGCGCGGTAAAGCGGCCGCTCGGATTGCTGAGGTGCGTGAAGCGCTTGGATCGTGCTCGCACCACAGGTTAGAAATGTTGCTGGTCGAGGGCATGAGCTTCTCGGCCATTGGGAAGCAGTTGTGGCCTCATAAGAGCCAGTCAGACGCCTCTAAATGCGCTCGCTCTCAATGTGTTTTGCTCCTAGAACAGCTCGCTAATTTCTATGTTGAAAAGCACAAAAAAGAAGCCCGTGAAAAAAGGACTTGTACGTATAGCATAAACGTGAGATGATATTGGCATAGTCGGAAGTCGTGCATCTAATCGGGTGTGCGGCTTTTGGCGTTTATAGGCTGGATGCAACCTAGAGGAGAAGATATGACCGATAAACAGGATAATGACTTCCTCCTCTGGGTGTCCGAACAACAGCGGCAAATGGCTGAGACTATCGCTAAAGAACAAATGGGTGTCTATGAGCGTATTCGTTCACGCCTCGCCATGTTCTTACCCGTTCTCACGACAACAACTCTTGCCGCGACTGGCGGGGCAATGGCTGGAAAGTTTTATTCTCCTGCCTGCGCTATATTAGCGGCTGGTTATTCCATAACGTCTCTCTGTTGCTGGCGTGGGCTTTATACGAACTACGCTCTGCAAAGCACGTTGATAAGCCCTGATTACATTAGAGAGATCGCCAATTACGTTACGAAATTCCCCAATCCCCAAGCTGAAACCAACGTCCTTATTGCTTCCTATATTGACAATAAGGTTGTCGAGAATGGGAAAGCCATTTGGTCTGATAGACGCTGGCTTCAGCGTGTTTTTTGGGGGACCCTCCTAACGCCAGCTCTATCCTTTATCGGAGGACTGATGTGGCTGGGGTGGCGCAAACTCTGCTGAATCCCCGATAAACCCACCGCGTCTAGCTGTATTAGGTTGCTGAGCTATCGTGTTGAAGTGCGTCATGTTGCTACTTGTTGACGACTGGGACGGCGGTGTAGAATTCGTTTTATCGTCTGCCATAAAGACTCCTTTCTGTTGTTACCTTACTTTACGGTAGATGATTTATCGCCGTGTATCTACTGCGGCTTAGGGAGGTTTAACCTCCCTTTTTTGTCTCTCTTTACACAAGAAAACACCATGCCCTACCCCACGTCCCAACCTGGCCGCAGGCTGAGGCGCGGGAGAGTTGTGTCTACACGCGGCGGCCTCTGTGTTGTGCTCAAGCGTGAGCGCGAACGCGTAGCACTCGTGCCGATCCGACGCGGGCCTGCCAACACTCACCGAGCTGATGTCCACCCGTCTTGGATGGATGCTTGCACGCTCGGTCTGTCCGCTCGTGATGTGATCCGGTGCCGCCCATTCATGCTGCCTCACCATGTCGTCTATCCTCTTCCCTCAACCGTTCCCTCCACCCTCATGACCCGCGTTTGGGCCGCTGCCTGTAAGGAAGTGCGGACACAGGCGCGGGAAGATGCCTATCCCCAACGGAGAACATTATGAGCCAGCAGACGTTACACAACGCCCTCTCTGACGATGTTCTGCGTGCCATGCTGAACGAGATCGCAGATGGTTACACGCTTAACACCGTCTGTTCTGGACGCGAGGGGCGCCCAACAATCGGGGACTTTCTGCGCCTTATAAACGAAGATAAAGAAAAGAAACTTCTCTTTGTTGATGCCTTGAACATCTCGTGCTGGGTTTTGTCGGATGAAATCCGCGCCCTTGAGGCAGAGACAACACCTGAAAATGCTGCTGCTCACAGAGTTCGGTTCGAGATGCTGCGTTTTGAAATCATGCACCGCGAGAGCGCATCTCTCACCACCTATCGTAGAGGGGGAGACTAATGAGAGAACGTAAAGGCAAAACCTCAAGAAAACCTCGCGTGTCGTTCTCTCAGACTTTGTTTGATGAGATGATGGTTGAGATAATGCTTGGTAAAAAGGTGCGGGAAATTTGTTCAGGCGTTAAGCGGCCTAGCAAAGATACGTTCTTTCGTTGGATCGGGAAAGACACAGCGCTTTCTGACCAGTACGCACGCGCACGCGAACACGCAACGGACGGGTTTGAGGATGACATTCTCGACCTCATTGAACGCACCAACCCAGAAAACGCTACCGCCAACAAAACCAAGTTTGAGATGCTCCGCTGGATGATGGCCCGACGTGCCCCCAAGCGCTACGGCGACAAACAGCAGCTTGAACATAGCGGCCCGGATGGTGGCCCGATTACTGAAATACGTCACACCATAGTTGATCCAAAAGATGGCAGAAACAGCACCCCTTGATATTCAGACACCACGTGTTTTTGCGCCGCTGCTCCAGCCTGCGCGTTATAAGGGCGTGTGGGGTGGTCGTGGCTCTGGGAAGTCTCACTTCTTTGCTGAAAACCTCGTAGCGCAAGCGGTGATGCGCCCCGGCCTACGGGCGGTGTGTATTCGTGAAATCCAGAAATCGCTGGCCATGTCGGTTAAGCAACTTGTGACCGACAAAATCATGAGGCTCGGCTTGGCGGATAAATTCGAGTTGCTCGATAAGGAAATTCGCACACCGGGCGGCGGGGTGATCATCTTCCAAGGGATGCAGAACCACACGGCGGACTCTATCAAGTCGTTAGAAGGGTTTGATGTCGCATGGGTGGAAGAAGCGCAGTCCCTCTCGGCTCATTCGCTCAAACTCCTTCGTCCAACCATCCGCAAGCCCGGCTCTGAAATCTGGTTTAGCTGGAACCCATCGCACGCTGAAGACCCAGTAGATGCGTTCCTTCGCACAACAGAAGCCGAGGCTGATCCTGAGATCGTCGTGGTTTGTGCGAACTGGTCTGACAATCCGTGGTTTCCTGACGTGCTCAATGATGAGCGTGAACGCGACCAGAGGGCGCGGCCTGACGAATACGACCATATCTGGGAAGGTGGCTATCAGCAGGTCACTGAAGCGCTGATCTTCCGCCATCGTGTCGAGTATGGCTGTGACTTTGAAGCGCCCGAAGACGCCCGCCTCTATTACGGTGTGGATTGGGGCTTTGCCAAAGACCCAACGGCTATCGTGCGGTGCTTTATCACTGACGACGTGCTCCATATCGACTATGCAGAAGGCGGCGTTGGGATTGAGATGGACGCTCTGCCTGCTCTATTCGACAAGGTTCCGGGATCACGCTCATGGCCTATCCTTGCCGATTGTGCACGCCCTGAGACGATCTCTTTCATGGCCAACAAGTATAGCTATCGCATCGCAGCCGCGAAGAAATGGAAGGGAAGCGTCGAAGACGGTATTGAGCGCCTCAAGGGCTTTCGCGGCATTCGTGTGCATAAGCGAGCCGAGAAGGTTGCTCGGGAATTCCGCACCTATTCTTACAAGATCGACCGCCAGACAGAAGCCATCTTACCCAAGATTGAGGACGCTAACAATCACTGGATCGACGCCACCCGCTACGCCCTCGATGGCCTTATTCAGAACCGCCGCAAGATGCCGGACTTCTCCGCTTTTGCAGGCCAGCAGGTCGTGCGACGGTCTTTTGTTTAGCCTAGAGAAATATGCCAGAAATCAAAAATTACATTCTTCAGGAAGAAATTTAGACGGTATGCCATCAATCCCGAAAGGAGAATCGGAAGAAATATCATCCCATAACTTATAATTAAATCTGACATCTAATTTCGCATAAGTAAGAACAAGGTATATGTTCCATCTGTTTTCCTTGCCAAATTCCCCCTCAAGATGAGAGAAAGTCATTTTTTTATCACTCTGCCCAAAAAAATTATCATCTATGTATTTTATAATGCGAGAAGCAAAACAAGTTGAAACTTCATAAACATCTTCATACAGACTTACACCATCATCTCCTTCATGAAATATAGGAGAAATTCTATGATAATAAGAGAATGCTAACGCTTCAGAAAAATGATCAGGATTTTGAATAAATCCATTTAAAAATGTTTGCCTCTTAATCTCGTATAATTCTTTCGCAAACAAAGAATCCACAACTACCCTCCAAAGAGAGGGAGTTTAGCTTCCTTCCTTTGATTCTCACAAGACAAAATATAATGTCCCTCTTCCGCAAAAAAGCCACGCCGCCGCCCCAACGGCGCGAACCCGTCGTGCATCCAACGTCTGACGAGAAGCCGCGCTCGTGGTTGTCGTCTCTGTTTGGGCAGTACACGGCTGAGACTGAGCGTTTAGACGCCCGACAAAGCGCGTTTGCAGACCGTTTTAAGCCCTACGACCCTCCTCCAGGCGTGCGAGGACAGGATCATGATCGCCTTGCCTGTGACAGCGCGTCCAATGCAGCGATGGCAAACGTGCAGGCATGGGCTGCGTCGAACAGTGCGGCTGGCGCTGGCTGGCTCGAAGATGGCTTGTTCTTTATGGGCTATCCCTATCTCGCAGAGATGGCACAACGGCCCGAGTTCCGCAAACCATGCGACGTGCTCGCTCGTGAAACGACACGGGAATGGATACGCCTTAAATCAACCAAGAACATTAACATCACCGATTACGATACGGACGACGACGCCAACGCGGCGCGTGAACAGCAATCACGCGAGACGGCTGAGAAAATCAGCGCGATTGAAGCCGAGTTTAAGCGTCTTGATGTCCGCGCTCTGCTCTATCGTATGGTGCTGGACTCTCTGCTTAACGGTGTCGGCTATGTGTGGATTGATATAGCAGGCCTCGCAACAGATGCGACTGGCCAAAATATCCCCCTCAAACTGACCCAACATGGCGTCAAAAAAGGCAGCCTCAACGGGTTCAAGCGCATTGACCCCATCTGGACATCAACCAACGCCTTCAATGCCGATACGCCCTTTCGTGATGGCTTCTATGATCCTGAGAATTACTGGGTTCAGGGCTGTCTGACCCATAAAGACCGCCTGCTAAAGATGGTGCCTTACGAGGTGCCCGACATCTTCAAGCCTGCCTTTAACTTTGGTGGCCTGTCACTCACCCAGCAGCTCCGCCCTTACGTTCATAACTTCTTACGAACGCGTAATAGCGTCAGTGACATCACGGCCAACTTTTCCAAGCTTGTGCTCAAGACAGACATGACCGCAGCCCTGCAAGGCGGCGTGATGGATCACAATGGCACCAGCACGATTATGGGCCGCGCGTCTTTCATGCAGCAAGTGTCTGAAGGGCAAAGCACGATTGTGGCGGATAAGGAGAACGAAGATGTCTCTATCGTCGCCACCCCTCTCGGCGGTCTGTCTGACCTACAAGCGCAGGCGATGGAGGCAATGGCGTCTATTCCCGGCATTCCGCTTGTAAAGCTGTTCGGCATCACGCCAAACGGCCTGAACGCGTCATCGGAAGGGGAAATCCGCGTCTTCTATGACGAGATCGCGGCCTTCCAAGAGAACAACCTGCGACCGATCCTTGAGAAAATCCTACGCCTCGTGCAGCTCAACCTGTGGGGCGAGCTTGATGAGAGCCTCGACTTTGACTTCGTCAATCTCTGGCAGCTCGACGATGAAAAAGCCGCGTCGGTAGAGAAAGCCAAAGCTGAAGCGGATAAGATCAACATCGAAGCGGGCAAGATCACGCCTGACGAGGCGCGTATGCGCGAAGAGCAAGACCAGAACAGCCTGTATCGTGGCGTGAACCTCTCAGGTGAAGCCCCCGGTATTCCTGAGACGGAACCGCCCAACCTTGGCGGCTCTGAAGGCGGCGATGGAGATATGTAATGGCCCGTCTTATCGCCCCCGGTCGTGCCAAGCGCTTGGGCAAGGGCCGCGTCAATGCCGGGCTTGAGGTCACCTATCGCAAGCACCTCACCGTTCTGATCCAGCGGATGCACCGCGATACACTCCAAACCGTGCGTTCCCATTATCGCCGCGCTGAGCCTGACATTGCCCTCGATGCCAACCCGCTGACAGCTCTGCGAAAGGCTCTGGGACAGCTCCGCATCAAATGGCTGCACCTCTTCCGCGATCAAGCCGAAGCCCTCGCTGAACTCGTTGTAAGGAAAGGCTTGCAAGACACGGACGCAGACCTCAAGCGCCGTCTCAAACGTGCAGGCTTTGGTATTACGTTCAAGCCCTCTGCTGACCTCCAGCGTCGCCTTTCCTTGGCGACACAAGAGAACGTGCAGCTCATTACCTCCATTGGGGAACAGTATCAGCAAGGCGTGGCCTCCCTCGTCACAGACGCCGTGATGGCAGGTGGTGACCTTGGGACGCTCACTCAGAAGCTCCAGTCCCGCTACGGCGTGTCAGAACGCAAAGCCACCACCATCGCTCGCGACCAAACACATAAGATCAACCAATCGGTCGAACGTCAGCGTTGTGGCGAGCTGGGCTTAAAAGAAGCCTATTGGCGGCATGTCGGTGGCGGCCGCTTCTCTCGTGACGACCATCGCCGCGCTGATGGAAGGCGTTACCTCGTGGCAGAGGGCTGCCCCATTTCAGGGGAGCACATCCAACCCGGACAGCTCGTGAATTGCCGATGCCGCGCCGAATATATCATTCCCGGTTATAATGACGCCCCTCCTCGCCCGATGGCCCGCGACAGCGCCGGAAACCCCGACCAGCCACGCGATGAGCATGGCCGCTTTATCGCTATTGGAAGCGAGCGCTTCTATCATGATTATGCAAAGAAACGCGCTCAAGAGCTTGACCCGTCCGACAAAGGAAAAGTCCTCACCCGCGCAGGCCGTGCTTTGCAAAAACATGGCGGGCGTCCGGGGAGTGTGTTTGCTCGCCCTACTGGGAGCCCCCAAGCCATTAACGCACAAGGGCAACACCTCATTGAAGAGATTTTAGATGATCCTGACTTGTTGGTGTTTCACAAAAATCAAGGACGTTATGGAAAAAGCTTCCACGCCTTCACGAAGGATGGTACGGATAGAGGAGCTTCATTTTACCCTGAACATAATATGATTGGACTTCTTGAGCCGCTCAGAGATGGTGAATTGGAAGACTATCTTAGGAAGTATTCTCATGGAAAAAAACAATGAATGGCGTTCATACCCTCACATTGTGAGTTACCCTGACTTTGATCGCGTCGTCTGTGAAATATCCGTTTATGGACCAGACAATGCTGGTGGGGATATAGCCTTCCTCTCATATGATAACGGGGATGATGATGTGCGGATCAATCTTTTCCGCACCCCCGATGACGTTACAATTCCCTTGCCTGTTCTCCTAGACGCCATTGAGAAAGGCCGAAAAGCTCTTCTTTGCGAAGAAGAATAACGCCCTCTTCCTCCCCTTTTTATACGCCTCAACAGCCCGCCTTCATGGCGGGTTTTTTTATGAGCACATCTGATGGAACGACTAGCCATTGACCGCATGGGCTCCGTGCGCACCTTTGACAAGGATGGGCGGCTGCATGTGGACACCACGCCCATTAGCAAGGCCAATATTTGCGGCTATTTTGGCCGTGAAATCCCTCGTTCTGAAGAGCTTGGCCTCAAACCCGAACAGACCTATCGCCTCCTCCGCGATCCGATCGAACTCGAACGTGGCGCTGCGACCTTTAACGGCCTCCCCGTTTTAGATGAACACCCCACGAACACCTCACGCGTCACCGCTGCCGACCCGCAAAAGCATATCGTTGTGGGCTCGACGATGCGAAACGCCATCTTTGAAGACCCCTACCTTAAAAACGGGCTGACCATCTGGGACGGCCCACTGATTGAGAAGATCAAATCTGGCCAGCAGCGTGAGCTGTCCTGTGGCTATGATTACGACGCCGATATGACCCCGGGCACCTACAAAGGCGAGCCCTATGACGGACGCATGACCAACATTCGCGGCAACCATGTGGCTCTTGTGCCCAATGGCCGCGCTGGGAGTGACGTCATCGTTCACGACACTGCACAAGGAGCGCCAATTATGGCCGAAACAAAAGAAAAAACAGGCTGCGACAGCCAAGACGATACGTTGCGCAACATCTTAGGCGAAGACGCCGATGACGATAAAATCGCCGCGATTAAGAAGCTCTTCACCTCAAGCGCCAATGACGGCGATGATGATGACGACAAAGCAACGAAACCCGCCGAAGATGGAGACGAAGGCGACGACAAGGAGGGCAAAAAGCCTTCTGCCAATGACGGCGAAGAGGACGGCAAAGCAACGAAACCCGCTGAAGATGGCGATGAAGACGATCCCAAAAAGAAACCAGCGAAAGATGACGGCGAGGACAAAGAGCGCGGTCGTAAAGCTGCAACAGATAGCGCCATTAACCGCATAGTAGAGCGCCGACTGGAGCGCGAACGCCAACGTCAACGCGCGGCAAACGATGCGCGTCGTGATGTCCGCCCGCTCGTCGGCGAGGTGCATGACCTCGATAACGCCGCAGATATTTACCGCTACGCCCTCTCTCAACAAGGCATGGCCAATGACAGCCTTACAGGTGTCAATACACCCGGCTTGAAGGCATTGGTGCAGGCTAAGGTCAACGCGCTTTATCCCACACAAAGTCCCCGCCCGGCTGCCAACGACAGCGCAGGGAGTAATCCGCTTGCAGCTTTTGGCGCAACCTCTCTTCCCCGCAGATTATAAGGCTTTACGATGAGTTTCCCTACCCGCATTAATTATGGCCCTCCTCTGGGCTATCCGGGCGATCAAGCGAGCGCCAATCCCACCCGCACAGCTATCCCCGGCGAACTTGGACACCGAGCCGGAGATGGCGGCGTTACAGTTGGGGCGTTCGCTTGGGTGCAGGACGATGGCGTAACGGTGTTAAATAAGCCGCCTGCCAGTACACCCAACGCACCCCCAACAGGATTTGCGATCCGCGACCAGAGCAATGTCAATCTAGGCAATGTTCTCAGTCAATCCACCATGATCGTGCCGCCGAACTTCATGGTCACCTTACATACAGGTGGCGATTATTTCGCGGTTTCGTCCACGCCAGCAACCCCCGGCCAAGCTGTTTACGCCTCTTTAACAGATGGCACCATCCAAACAGGTTCCCCCGGTGCCGCGCCCTCTGGCACCAGTGCAACAGGATGGATTGTCACGCGCGGAGCAGACGCAGGCGCAGTCATGATTATGAGCGCCACTGTTGGCCCTGCTCAGGCTTCTTCCCCTTCTTCTTCCGGTAAAACTTCATGACGACACAAACCTATCGCACCGTCGCGCCAGCTCTCCAGCGACATTATGGCGTTGAGCTACGCGGCATTACTCACTTTACTCACGAACGCCCTCTTGCCACCGATGCCGCGCCATCATATGCGCCCGTTACAGCGCCTAATAACGGCATTCCTGCGATTGTCGGCTCAACGATTGACCCGCAAGTTGTCCGGGCCTTAGTGACGCCGACCAAGGCAGCGCAGATTTACGGCGAGGTGCAAAAAGGATCACGCACGCAACGCGTCGTGTATTTCCCCTTCTCTGAAAATTCCGGCACAACGGCGGCCTATGGCGACTTCAGTCAAGCGGGGGCTACAGGCGCTAACGTCAACTGGGAGCCGCGTGAGACCTTCATCTATCAGACATGGATTAAATACGGCGACCTTGAGACAGAAATGATGGGGGAAGCCTCCGTTAGCTGGATCAATGAGCTTCGCACTTCAGCGGTCATGACGCTCAATAAACGGGCTAATCTCATCAGCTTGTTTGGCATTGACGGGAAGAATGTTCGTGGTGCCCTCAACGACCCAGACTTGCCGCCTGCTATCAGTCCAACGCCCAAAGCTGGGGCACAATCTGGGAAAACCGTCACTTCATGGGCAGAAACAGGCGACCCAATCGCCATTTTTGGGGATGTGCAAGAACTGTTCCGCCGCCTTAATGCTCAACTGCAAGGGCTGATTGATACCAATAGCGAGCTCGTCTTGGTGATCCCTTCGGAACTCTCCAATGTGCTCACCTATACAAATTCCTTTGGCATCACGCTGTCTGACATCCTCAAGAAATCGTTCCCCAACATGACGATAGAAACACTACCTGAAGCAGGCCCCGCTATGGCAGGCGGAAATGGGGGGATCACACAGCGTATTATTCAGCTGTTCGCTAAAGCAATCGACGGCGTTGAAACCGTTTTTACCGCGTTCTCATCCAAGCTGATTATGCACCGCCTCGAAACCTATTCGACATCCTATCGCCAGAAAGCCTCTCAAGGAAGCTCGGGAACCGTATGGCGGCGTCCAATGGCCTGCGCAACGATGATTGGAGTATAACGCTATGGCCCAACAAACTGTTACCGTGTTCTGTCGCCTACCATCCGGGATTGTTCTGTCTCTCTACCCAGAGGGGGAAGCAGAGCGCCGCGCGGAGGCTGAAAAAGCCAAGCGCCCCGATATGTCCGTGATGAAAGCCATACAATCTGTGACCTTAAATGGGGCAAAACATGACCCACGCTTCCATCCAATGCACAATAGCATTCTAGGTCTTGCTGGCCGCACAGAGGTGCCAAGCGACTTCTGGGAGGCGTGGAAAAAGCAAAACGCCACCTCGTCTCTTCTGAAAGAGCACATCATCTTTGCGGAAGCCAATGCCTCACGCGGCGAAGGTCGGCTGGGCGAGCTGAAAGACATGAAGACAGGGTTTGAAGGACGCCCCGCAACCGACTACAGCCCCGATGAAAGTGCCATGCAGGCACAGCGATGACCGCCGGTGTTGTTGAGTTCTCCTACACGGACTGGGCGGCGGCCTTCCCCGACCTTGCGCAGAGTGTGAAGGAGCCACAGGCGCGGATGCTGTTCCGGCAAGCGTGCCTGTTCCTCAACAATACCGCCTTTTCCATGGTGAAAGACGTTGAGGAGCGGCAGGACTTGCTCTGGCTGCTCATGGCCCATATCGCCCAGCTTGGCTTGAACGCTAGCGGGTCGGGACGTTCCGGCACGCAAGGTGGCGTGGGGCGCATCGCGTCCGCCTCTCGGGGCTCTGTCTCCGTCTCGTTCGACGGGGCGGGCCTGCCCTCAAAGGCTGGCTGGTTTACCCAGACGCAATACGGCCTCACCTACTGGCAAGCGACCGCTCAATACCGTCAGATGAGGATGATTCCCGGACGCCCTCATCCGGCGAGGATTTGGCCGTAAGGTGCGATAGAACATCCGAGAGAGCCGCTTGCCGCTCATTGATAAGAGCAACAAGGCGCTCATGAAGCCAAAGCGGGGTCTCATTCTGTCCCGAAGCCCACCGTCGCATCGTGCGGCTATTAACGCCAAGAAGAACGGACAAATCTGTCTGCCAACGCTCCCCAAAAAGAGACTGACCAACGCGGCACAAAAGGTCTGCATCAACCATCACAAGGAAAGCCCAATCGCAGCACCGCAAAGCAAGCCCACGCCCACAGCAGCGTAGAGAACGTATTTACTATCAAGAAAACGGTCGATCATTTTCATCATTTTTCTCCCTCGGGGAAGGCGCTTAAAGCGCCTTGATGAGAGTAATAAGAGCACTCATAACAGCCGCAACCGCAACAACGATTGCCGTCACAACCTTGAGTCTTTCTGTTCTGATTTGAGCGAGCTTCAAAGCCGTATCGGCATTCAGGTTTCGGATACGGGCTTTTTCTTCAAGGGTCATCATTTGGTCTCTCCAAAATTGGATGGGCTTCGTTGCCGCGTCCATGTCCTATATTTAGGACACTATCCTCATACCGTCAAGTAAAAACCTATGTCTTCTTCCATAAAAGGCGGCGCAAAAATGGCCGCTCACCTTAAAAAAATCCAAGAAACTCTTGGGAAAAAGAAAGCCGTTAAGGTCGGCTTCTTTGAAAACGCCACCTATCCAGACGGCACGTCCGTAGCCACGGTGGCCGCCACACAAGAACTCGGCTCACCTGCGCAAAACATCCCTGCTCGTCCCTTCATGAAGACCACATTCGATGAAAAACAAAAAAAGTGGATGAGGATCGTCAAAAGAGCGCTACAGGAAGACGGCCATGACCCAGACGTCGCGCTAGAACGAGTTGGTCTTGCCGCTGCTGAAGATATTAAAAAAGCCATTCAAGCCGTCCATGAGCCGACACTAGCTGTCAGCACCATCAAGGAACGCCTGCGGGACTGGGAAGAAACGGGCGCTTTTGAGAAGGATACAGACCTCCAAAAACCCCTCATCCGCACAGGACATATGCTTAACTCTGTGTCCTATCAGGTGGAGGATGACGATGGTTCTTGACCTCTACGATATGGCGCTTGGCTTAACGACGGCGGTTAACCCTCTGACAGAGGGCGTGCTCAGACGCTCCAGCGGGCCGGTGCGGCAGGATGATTATAGCGTCAGTGACGGCTATGAGGACATTCCTGTCCAGATGGAGGTTCAGGCCCTCTCAACGTCTGACCTTCAACTGCTGGACACCCTCCAACAACAGTCAGAAGCCCGCGCTGTCTATCTTCGCGGCTCGGCACAGGCCCTTAACCGCCCACTTCAAACCGGCGGTGACGTGCTGGTCTTTGAGGGCTCTGAATGGCTCATAACCCAAATTCTCGAAGAATGGGGAGACGACGAATGGCGCAAGGTGATTGTTACGCGGCAAATCGCACAGCCACAAACATCCAACTAACCCCAACTGAACCGCAGATTATGAAGGCGCTTGGAGACTGGCTCGAGACGGTGCTTCCGTCAGGTTGGGTCGTGCTTCAAGCCCAGCAAAACCGCGCAACACCGCCGATCCCGCCCTTCGCACTTATGCAGATCATTTCTCGAAAGCGCGTCGCTACCAATAGCCGCGAGTATCATGACCAGAGCGTCACCATCATTCAGTCGCTGGTGATGACCATCCAAGTCACGCTCTACGGCACTGGGGCAGGTGATGGCGCTGTGCAGCTCAATACCGCTTGGCGCGACCATGATGCGGTCGCCTTTTTCCGTGACGTTCTGCCTGAAGCCGCCCCGCTTTATGGCTCAGAGCCCCGGCAACATCCCTTCACAACGGCTGAAAAGCAATATGAGGACACATGGTCACTTGACCTCGCCCTTCACATTAACAGCCGCATCACCCGATCCGTTGAGAGCGCCATACAGCTCTCTATGCCCTCCACCCGTATTGTGGGAGCAGATCGGCTAACCGATGAGGTGGATCGCTAATCTTCATTCTTCCCCCTTACCCATACAGGAACTCACCCTATGAGCACTCTTATGGGGGCTATCCCCATCTCCAAAACCGTTAAAGTCACCCCGTCAGCGATTACTTCAGCAGGCGGGGTGTCGTTTATCAACGGCCTGATCCTGACGAACAACACGCAAGCCTTGCCTGCTGGGAAAATCCGGGCCTATGGCTCAAGCGCCGCCGTTGCCACAGACTTCACGCCTGCAAGCATCGAAGCACAAATGGCGAGTGTGTATTTCTCAGGATTCCGTGGCACCACACAAACGCCCAGCACGCTCTATTTCTACAGCGTTGACCCTGCCTCAGACGCAGACCCCGCGTCTCTTATGAAGGTGGTGACATCCGCAACACAAAGCTTCACCGGCTTTACCACAAGCTGGGAGCCAACCCTTGAACAGAAGCAAGCCTTCGCCACATGGACAAGTGCTCAGTCTGATCGCTACTGGTATGTCCCTTGGGATACCGACGAGCAGGCCCTTGACCCACAAAGCGGCGCAAGCTTTGGCGCGTGGCTGAAAAAACAGTCACCAGAGGGCACAACGGCGATTTACAAAGACCCGCTGGTCTCCGCGCTCTGCCTCGGCTGGATGGCGTCTCTGGACTTCAGTGCGACCAATGGCCGCACAAATCTGTGCTTCCGCCGCAATGGGGCCATCACGCCCGCCGCGATTGACGGGGACACATCTGATGCCCTCATTGCCAACGGTTACTCCTTCTATGGCGCCAACGCGAACGGCCTTGGCGACTGGCAATGGGTCAGCAATGGCGCGGTGTCGGGACAGTTCCTCTGGGCTGATAGCTATATCAACCAAGTCTGGCTCAATGCCTCGTTCCAGTCTGACCTCATCAATCTCCTGCTTAATGTAGGGCAGATTCCTTACAATACGCAGGGTGACGGCCTTATCAGCGCGGCGGTGCAGAACACCATCAACCAAGCCGTTAGCTTTGGGGCCATCCGCCCTGGTGTTGCTCTGACCGACCTCCAAAAGCAGCAGATCGACGGCGCAGCAGGAACCTCTATTAGCGGCACGGTTGAAAGCCGTGGCTGGTATTTCCAACCCAACGCGTCCTCAACCCCGGCCAGCGTTCGGATCGCACGGGGCAGCCCGCCTTGCCGCTTCTGGTACACCGACGGCCAATCTGTCCAATCCATCAACCTAGCCAGCCTTGAGGTGCAATAATGGCCACAGGTCTTCTTACCTCCGCCGATGCCGTCTTTACGCTGACCGTTCAAACCCTGTTCAATGCGCCCATCACCCTTGAGAACTGGGCAGCAGCGAAGGGATGGGAAAGCCAATCTCTCAAGCTCGCCGATACGCGCATGTCAATGGACGGGAAGCTCAACAAAGGCTTTGTGCCCTCAGCTCTCGACATGACGCTGCACTTCTCGCCCAATTCCAACACCTACAAACTGTTCGACACCATCGCGACCGCCGCCCGTCAAGGGCAGACAGTCTATGTCCTCAATGGGGAGATCACCCTTAAAGGGCTGGGGCGGAAATATACGCTCATTAACGGTGTCTTAATGGAATATAACGCCGTGCCCAATGCCAGCGAAATGCTGGACGATGTCACGGTGCATATCCGCTGGGAAAGCATTCTGCCAGCAGGCGTCTAAGGGAAACTCATCATGAAGAGCATCGAATGGTCTCCCAGCACGGGAGACGATAAAGGCAAGCGCTTTATCATCACGCGCATGTCCGCTTTTACAGGCGACCGCTGGGGGCGCAATGTCGTGCGCTCTCTGGCTCGTTCAGGCAGCCGCACTCCGCGCGAAGCGCTGGAGGTCGGCATTGCAGGACTAGCCGGGCAGTCAATGGCCGTCTTCGGCAACATGACCAACGAAGAATGCGATTACGCCTTCCAAGGGCTGCAAGACTGCGTCACCATTGATCGCGACCCCAGCAATGACGGCGTTAAGCCCGCTCCGCTCACGGAGATGGATATTACCGACCCTCAAACCCTGCCCGACCTGCGCACAGAGGCGTTCAAGCTTAATGTGGGTTTTTTGAAGGCCGCGACTTCCCAGATTTATCCGTTCGTCGCGGCCCTGAGGGAGAAGCTAACCCCCAACGAGCCGCCCGCTGCGTCAACGTCTCCGCGCCCCTAGCCGCCGTTCTGGGCAGCGGCCTCGCCACCTTGCATGACCTTAAAACCGTCTATGACACGGAAGATATGTGGCTGCTTTGGGAAGTGGCCGCTGTGGAGAAGCTTAATAACGCCTAATGCGACAGTGAGTGTTGAGCTGCTTCACCCAATACTTTTTCCGCCCATTGGTTCAGGCTTGTTCCCCCCAGTTCAGCAGCAAGGGAGACCTGAGCATGAACCTCTGGAGACAGCCGAAACATGACACGCCCGCTATAAGGCTTTTGCGGAGGTTTCCCCATCTCTGCGCATGTCTCAAGATAGTCATCAACGGCCTCCTGAAAGGCGGCACGCAGATCAGCAACAGTCCCGCCTTCAAACGTGATAATATCGCGAATACCGGCTAACCGACCGATAAAGAGATCATCTTCATCGGAAAATTCAACACGAGCGCAATAGCCTTTGTAACGCATCTTATTCATGGCGTTGCTCCGTTTTGCTTTAAAAACTCACGCACAGCCCGCACTTGGTAAGGCTTCGCCTCTTTGCTTGGATGCGGCCTGTGCACGGCCAAAACCTGTTGACCTAAAATAAACTTCACGCGTGACCCACTACCTTCCATGACGCGGCATCCAAGGCTGATAAGCAAGGCCTCAATGTCTGCCCATGCCAATGTAGCACTCACCGGGTTTGTGAAAATGGCGTTCAACAGGGCCTTATGCTTGCGCTTCATGCAAGCATAGAAGCAAAACACCCCAGAAGATGCAAGCAAAAAAATATTCTCTATGAGGCCCTCACTATGGCAATGGTTACTGACTCCTTCGTTATCACCCTCGGGCTTGACGGCTCCGCCCTCGCCAAAGGCACCAAACAATCCCAAGAGGGGCTTGAGAAGCTGAAGGAAGGCACTCAAAACACAGGGGAAAGCCTCAAGAAGACCGGCAAAGACGGGGCCGATGCCTTCGCAGCTTTCCGCCGTGAAGCCGTCGGGGCGCTTGCCCTCTTTACCGGCGGCAAGTCCCTCATGGGCTTTACCAAAGACATCACAGAAGCCAACACCGCCCTCGGCAACCTCTCAAACCAGCTCGACATCGCCCCACAGAAGCTCACTCAGCTTCATTATGCGGCAAAGTCCGTTCATGTGAACCCGGGAGACGTGGACAGCTTCTTCGTCACTCTACAAAACAAGTATGCCGACGGCAAAACGCGCGCTGAGGTCAACAATCTTTCACAGATGCTCGGCGTTGATCTCCTTAAAAGCGACGGTCATGTGCGCGATGATGCCCTCGACCAAATCGCCCGTTCCAAAGTGTATCAGTCGCAAAGCCGCGCCGTAAAAGACGATACCATACAAAGGCTAGGCGGCCCTGCCTCGCTCAATAATCTTCTAACACGCAACGATTATGACGCTATTAAGAAGACATTCGAGAATATGGGGCCAACCCGGGCACAATTTGAACAATCACAACAGATTTACAGAGACTGGACAGAGCTTCAGGCAAACACCGATAAAGTCATGCAGCAGGTCTATAGCGACATAGACCCGTCTATTCACAACTTCATTCAGTCTCTCATCGCCATTGAGAAAGCCCACCCAGACGAGATCGCGGGCGGCATCAAAGACGTTGCTGAGGCTCTGGCCGTTATCTCTGCCCTTCTCACTGCACGCGGCTTTTTATCATCGCTCAAGACCATTGCCGGCGTCAGTGTCAAAGGCGGCGGCGCTGGTGCAGCAAAAGCCGCTGGGAGGCTGGGCGTGGCAGGAGCCGCTGCTTGGAGTACAGACACGTTCTTTCAGTCCGGGATTAGTCACAAGATCACCAACTCCATTGCAGAAGGTGAAGAATACGCAAAGAAGACATGGGGCCTTAACAAGACACTCAACGACCTCCTCCAACGCGATGTAGACCGGCGGCACGAGCTCATTAAAGGTGATGGCGGCCTTTTAAGCACGGCTAGCGTGGCAATAGAGGAATGGGCCGATATTCTTGGCACAAGCAAGGATGCTCTCCTTGGCCATTCCACTCCTTCATCGCCTGCGCCTCCCTCACCGACACAAAACAACACCCCGCCCGCTAAGGCCGCCGCAGGGATGGCGCGTGGGGAACGTAACAACAACCCCGGTAATCTCCGCTTTGCTCGCCAAGACGGCGCACGCCCAGAAGACCCCGCTCATCCTAAGCAAGGCTTTGCGGTGTTCAACACACCAGAAGAAGGGCTTTCCGCTCTTAAAAGGCAGCTCACGCTTTACAATACGCGCGACCATCTCGACACAGTTGAGGCGATCATCAACAAATACGCGCCACGGTCAGACCAGAACCAGACAGACAGCTACATCCAAACGGCCTCCCAGCGGCTTGGGGTGAAGAAAGATCAACATCTCGGCACCTTGTCCCCCCGCGTGATGGCGACCTTAATGCACGCGATTATCGGCGTGGAGAATGGGCATGACCGCTATGGGGCTCTTGTTGACCGGATCGCAGCTCAAACACCCAACAACAGAGCCACCTCTCGCACATCGTCCTCAGCCCAGCAGCGGCGCAACGACCATGCCCCCGAACGCAGCCCGCTGACCCTGCCGCCCTCTTTCCTCAGCTCCTTCACCAAAGCGGAGGAAGAGCGGCAGAACAAGCATGAACAGATGGTGTCACGCCTCACAAACGCCACACGAGCCGCCACAGCTGCCTCGACCACCACACACAACACAACGCACCACACCACAACGAATGCGCCGGTGGTCAACGTCACCGTGCACGGCGGCAATGGCTCCCCCGATGACATAGGCCAAGCGGTCTCATCGCACATCTCACAAGCACTCACAGACACGGACTTTAGCGCTACGATGTAAGGACGCATCTATGAAAATCTTATCAGGACTAGAAGGCACAGCATCCGCCGTTGCAGGGCAAGCGCTAGAGGGCTGGGCTATTGCCCGCGCCGCCAAACATTGGGGCATCTTTAAGCGCGAAGAAGAAACGGTAACGGAGAAAGGTGACGACGGGAAAGACCACGCTATTCCCGTTTATAATGCAACAGAGATCAAGGATGGCGTCGTTCATAAGCCCACCCGCTCTTACGTTACCAAGAAAATCCTCGGCGCGTCTCATGTTGAAACGCTTGAGATGAGCAAAAGCAGCACCCTGAGCACCGCCCCGCAAGAAGACGGAGCGTTCCTTTCTTACAACAAGATCAAGAACCCCTATCAAGTGACCCTACGCCTCATCTGCGACGGCTCCGAGAGCGGCAATATGTGGGAGAACATGCTCCCCGGCTTTGTGCGTGGCTTGATGGGGGACGGCATAGATTCCGTGAAGAAAGCCTTCATTAAAGAACTCGACAGCATCGTGGACGATACCGGCCTCTACTACGTCTCTACGCCAGAGAAAATGTATAGCAACGCCAACATCATCAGCTACCGCATAAAACGCGCTTCAGACGGCACGTCAGACATGCTGGTGATCGACATCACCCTTCAAGAAGTCCGCAGCGCTAAAACAAGCGGCTGGGTCAAAACAAAATACCCCCAAGGCGCTCCTAAGCAAAATACCGGCACCGTCGTGCCTCAACCCATGCCCAACACTTCTGGCGGAGTAAGCACATGACATCTTTTTCTATCCCACTCGACCCTCTCGCCTCGCAGGAGAAAAACTGCGCTCTCGCGGGGCAACCCTGCCGCATCTGGATACGTCAGCTCTCAACCGGCCTCTATCTCGACCTCTGGATGAATGAGCAACGGATGCTTTCCGGCTGCCTCTGCTTAGACCGCGTGGAGATGATCCGAAACCCTGCCTCACCTTTCCCCGGAACGCTGATGTTCGTCGATCAGCAAGGCACGCAAGACCCCACCTTTGACGGCCTCGGGAGCCGCTTTCTGCTCACATTCACGGAGAGCCCCAATGTCTGATGGTTCCTTCACCCGCAAGCAACTTATCGTCACGTTCGACGTTGTTAATCAGGACGGCTCTCACGACAGCCTGACACTGGCAGAAAACCACCGCATCCGCGCCACCATCTCTCATGCGGGGATGAGCATTGGGTCGGAACTCGCCTTGACGATTGAAGGCATGAGCCCCGACAAAATCGCCCGCCTGTCTTATCTCAAAAACACCCCCAACGTCATCAACCCCACCTTACGCAACCAATCCAGCAGCACCGTGACCGTTCGTGCAGGCACCTACGGCACGGCCCTTCCCATCGCCTTTCACGGCATGGTGTGGGAAAGCTACGCCTCCTTTAATGGCGGCTCCAGCACCTTCACCGTCAAGGCTCTTACCGTAGTCGCTCTGGCCAAAGTAATCCCACCCGCCCTCAGCTATCGCGGGCCGCGTACGGTTTCGTCCATTTTTCAGGATATTTGCACAGGGGCAGGTATCACCTTAGTCGATCATGGCGGCTGGGACACGTATGGAACCCTTTATAATCATTACGTCGAAGGGACTAAACTAGACCAAATTGAAGGCACGCTTGAAGCAACAGGCGGAACGTATGATTTTGTCCCCATTGTCCGCACGGAAGATCATGAAAGAGTCTCTGTTTCTGGAACGCTCCATATATGGGGGCCTAATTATAACGGCACACAAGGGAAACCCCAGCCTTCCGCGCCACTTATTTCCTCCCAAAGCGGTATGGTCGGCTATCCCAACTATAGCGCCACGGGCCTGACCTTCTCCTGCCTCTTCCGGCAAGATATCGCCTTTTATGTCCCCCTACAGGTGAGCAGCCAACAAATGCCCGCAGGCTGGCAAGAGGTCGGCACGACCGGGAAGAACCAGCAAGGCCAAACCCTACGCATCCCCTCTAAACCTTATGATGGGCTCTGGTTGCCCATCTATGTCTCTCACGATTTATCAGCAGAAGTGCCTAACGGGCCGTGGTTTACCACTGCTGAATGCCAACGAACGGATATGACCGGCTATGTCCTCCCCCATTAATAAAATCCCCTACCTCCGATCACGTAGCACCCGTTCAGCTCTGAGGAATGCCTTAGCTAAATTAGGCTCGCCTATGCTGGTTCGCGTGGAAGCCGTGCATCAAGACGGTGTTTCTTTAACCGGCAAGGTTGATGTCCTGCCGCTGGTGCAACAGCAAGACGGGCTAGGTCGCACGCATCCGCGTGAGATCGTGCATGACGTGCCCTATCTTCGTATCCAAGGTGGCACATCAGCCCTGATTATCGACCCCAAACCGGGCGATATTGGCTTTATCGTCGTGTCAGGGCGCGACCATAGCCATGCTGTCTTGAATAGAGCGCCTTCCCTGCCCGCATCGTCGCGCGTCTTTGCGCTAAAAGATTGCGTCTATGTCGGGGGCTTCCTCAATGACGCCCCCTCTCAATATGTGCAGTTTACGGACGAAGGGATCAGGATCGTGACCCCCGGAAAAGTCGAGATCGAAGCCGCTTCCATTACAGCGAACTGCAACTTCACCACCACGGGAGATGTAACCGCAGGCGGTATTTCATTGATGAACCACACACATAGCGGCGTACAACCGGGAGGGGGAACAAGCGGGAAACCTACTGAATAGTCGCTCGGTCACAGATATGGCTTTCCTCAAGACGAATAACGCTATCGTCATCACTTCGGGGGTCAGCCATATCAGGCGCGGTTCGCCCAATATTATAGTCCCCGACGAGCTGCATCGCGAACACAGCGCATTGTGACTGTGGCTTATGCACCATCGCCCATGTCGCATTATGGGCCGTCTCGGGGGTCAGTCCCATCTGCCTAAGATGAAGCTCATCACGCGACGCGATCGTTGCTTGGGCATTCTGATACTGTTCCTTAGTCAGAAGGGGCTGAGAAGAGCAATGCCCCCGAGCACACATGGCTATATCCTCTTTTCTATTATCTTCATCAATCCATTCTTGTTTAGAGTTTATTCTCTCTGCCTCTATGGGTTTTACATCATCGGGCAAATTATTATATTCTTCTGTAGTTTGCTTCTTCAGAAACTGCGTAAATTCTGCGTCGCTCATCTGGCTGATGTTAGGCACTGCCTGCGCCTGCCCTACTCCTACCAAGCCAAGCGCCATAGCGGCTAACAGTGCTTTCTTCATGGTTCCTCTATTTCAGCTATCTTCCGTTTTTTAGCGTTATCTAACATTTCAATTATGTCGTATAAATTTTTCTTTAACTCCTTACTATTTTCTATATAATCCTCAAGTGTCGGCGCGCTTCCTTGTCCTGTTCCATCTTTCGATGATCTTATGGACTCTTCAAGCCTTTGAACTATCTCCGCATTCATTGAGTGAGATTGCAATTTTGCCGCTTCCAAAAGCGCTTTATGCACTTCCTTAGGAATCCGTAGCGTTATTCTAGTGTAGCGGTCTTCTGCCATTTTTTGTCCTTACAAGATGACATACAGCCAGATAACACGAAAATAGTGTCATTAATAGTTGACACCAAAATAGTGCCATGCAACATATATGACACGACATCAGTGTCGTTGAGAGGGTATTAAATGACGTTTATCGATGAATGTCGCCGCATGACATTAAGGCTCCGTCCTGATGTTTACGAAGTGGTAAAGCGATCTGCTTCTAAAAATTTTCGGAGCATTACCGCTGAGATCAATGAACTTCTACTCAATGCAATCAAAAAGGCACCAGAGCCCACCGACCAAAGCGTCTCTGATGCCCCTAAACAATCAGTCAAGGAGACCAATCAATGACGAACGATAACCTAATTCCCTTCACATTTGAAGGAAAAGATGTGCGCGTTGTCACACAAAGCAATGAGCCTTGGTGGGTTCTGTCTGATGTGTGTGATGTGCTGGAGCACAGTAACAGCCGCAAAGCCGGGGAACGCCTAGACGCTGATGAAAAAGCTGACGTAAACATTAGTTACACCAGCTCAAACGGCGTTACACAACGACGCAACGTAACAACTATCAATGAGTCCGGCTTGTGGTCTCTGGTTCTGACAAGCCGCAAGGCAGAAGCCAAGCGTTTCAAGAAGTGGCTTACCTCTGAGGTGATCCCCTCCATCCGCAAGCATGGCGGCTATATGGTGGCCTCTCAGAAGGACACACCAGAAACTCTCATGGCTCGTGCTTTGCAGTTAGCTGACCGCACGATCAAAGAGCGCGACGCACAACTTGAGGTTGCAAACCCTAAAGCCCTCGCTTTTGACGAACTCGCCAACACAGAAGGCACCTTCACCCTACGCGACAGTGCCAAGCTGTGCGGATGGCCGGAGAAGCGTTTCATTCAGAAGCTCGTGCAAGACCCGATTAAGTGGCTCTACGTGCAAACCTCTACAGGCCGCAAGCACGCCTACGCCAAGCCGATCAAAGAGGGCTATATGGACGTAAAGCAGGTGACGATCTTTCACAAAACCACAGGCCGGGAAACCTACGGGCAACCAGTGCTCACCCAAAAGGGCCTCACTAAGATTGCAACCACACTAGGCGCGTTCACCCCTGTAAAGGAGATGGCCCATGCTTAACACCACAAAGAAGCATGGGAGTTTTTCCGCTCCCTTAGGAGAGCATAAAACTTCCATCGAAGAACAACTGAATGAGCTTTACGGCATTCAAGCGACCCTAGACTCTCTTTCTCAAGGCGATGAGCCCGTAAGAGCTATTACAATTGCATGGCTCGCAAAGAGGTTGGAATATGTGCATGACGAGATAGAGAAGTATTCTTTATCCCCCATGCACTCTAGCTCTGTTCAAGAAGGTATCGCGTAAAAAGCTTCCCTACTCCGCCTCATCAAAGGCGGGAAAGATTAACCTCCAATAAGCCGCTCCACACCGGGGCGGCTTTTCGCTCAAAGAGCACAACCCTAATACCGTGCAACCAAGCAAAGAAAACACGAGCCACTTACTTAATGTTTTGTGAAGAAATAACCGAGCAAACCTAAAGCGCCGATCTTATCACCCGGCGAAACATTACCTACTACAGTGCCATCTCCACCTCTAACGGTGCCATCGCTTTCAATCCTACCTGCTACAGTGCCATCTCCACCTCTAATGGTGCCATCGCTTTCAACATTACCTACTACAGTGCCGTCTGAACCTCTAACGGTACCATCGCTTTCAATCCTACCTACTACAGTGCCATCTCCACCTCTAACGGTGCCATCGCTTTCAGTCCTACCTACTACAGTGCCATCTCCGCCTCTAACGGTGCCATCGCTTTCAGTCCTACCTACTACAGTGCCATCTCCACCTCTAACATCCCCAGCATAAGCTGCGGGAGCCAATAGAAGCGGTAATGTCAGTAGAGAAGCACCAATAATAGAACGGTAAGATAACATAATAAATCTCCTTTTTCTTATTGTTATGCTTCTCCTTTTTCTCCCTAAAAGCAATATCTCGTAAGATTATTGTTTTTTAACATCGCGGCAATATGCCACCTATTAACGTATCTATGCCGCTCCACACCAGGGCGGCTTTTTTTTATGGGCTGTATCGTAAAGCATCTCACAGTAAAGGTTCTCTTATGTTCTGGAACGCTAAAAAGAAGAAATCTGATAAAGAATTTCAAGAGTGGAAATTACAAGAAAAGCTCACGCGCGTAACAAACAGCTACCAAGAAGCAGCAAAAGTTCATGAGCGTATCAAGAACCGTTTATTTAGTGTTCTATCCCTCTCCACAACCTTATGCTCTGCAAGTCTTGCCGGAGCTTTTACAAAACAGAGCTATGCTACGATATGCGGCGGTATGTCTATTGGCTTTGCTGCTGTCATTGGAACGTGCATTTTAGGGCTAAGGCCCAGACAAACAAAAACAATCAATATTGGCCCTGATACGATAGAAAGCATCATGGCCTCACCGCCTGCCGCTCAAACGAGAGAAGAAGGGGTAAGGCGTATGACGCTCTACATAGATGGTGCGTCCCTTGAAAACTTTAAAACAGCTTCCAAAGATAGGCGCTATCTTATAGCAGCATGGAGGCTACTTTTTGCCACTCCCATTGCGGCTACCTTGGCTACCCTTCTGTGGAAGTGGGCTCCCGTTTCCTACAGATGGGCCTCTCGTATTTGGTAGGGCGGAATCCATCCCCATTCTTCCATCAACATGCCGAGGGTCTGTTGCGGCCATCTTCATAATATCGTGTTGAGATGGGCCGCATTGGCTAGGCGGCGCATTTTTCTTATCGCTCATTATTAGTTCCTTTCACAGGGAACAGAGCGTACCCCTCATTAAGAGTAAACAGCCGCACAAAACCGCCATTATGCCGCTCTTTATGGGCGGCTTTTTTATGTCTGGAACATCCCATGACCCAAACAGAACGACCTAGCCTCTATACCCATGTTTCTCATCTATGGATGGAACCTACCGGGGAAGGAACATCGCTTCTTATCTCTGTTGAACATCTTCCAGCCGATGTCCGAGCCCCGATCTTCCTTTCCCTCTCCAATGTCCAAGAAACTATTGGATATCTGGAACTTGAATGTGTTGGTGCCATTAATGGGAAAGCATTGCTTCAAGCCAAGGGATTACGACTGGCGAATGCTGGAGCCCCTGTTGAACCAAGCCAGATACTACAGTTTTCGTGCGCACAAAAAGAAGAACTGCTTTCATGACCTCCCTCCTCCTTGATGCGGATAGCTGGGACATTGGGCTTGATGATACCGGCAACCTTGCCGTGGCGTCTGACGCGCAGAGCATCCTTCAAGATGCGTGCTCGGCAGAGCAAACATGGCTCGGTGAGGTTCTGTATGACCAGAGCCTCGGCGTGTCCTATGACGACGCGCTTTTAGCTGGCAAGTCCACCAGTCCCTTCTATGCCGCCGATGTTGAACAAGCCGTGCAGGCCGTGCCCGGTGTGGCCGCTGTAACGTGCCATCTTCTCACCCCAACATCAGAACGCCGCCAGACGGGCATTCTTGTCATCACCGCAACCAACGGACGCACTGCTTATGTCGCTTTCTGACCCCACAACAGCCGTGCCACAGCCCCAACTCACCGAGACAGGCTTTATTGCGCCCTCTGAGCAGGACATCCTCGCAGGCCGGGTCAGTGACTTCAACATGGCTCTCGGCGGCACAGCCAACCCTGCTCTTAATACCCCGCAAGGCCAACTTGCCCTATCGGACACCGCCGTGCTTGGCGCCGCCTTCGCGGCCCTCTTATCCCTCTTCAACGGGATTGACCCAGCCTCTGCCTCGGGTCGGATGCAAGAAGCCATCGGGCGGCTGTATTTTATGGAGCGCCGCGCCGCGACCCCTACAACCGTGACGGTGCAGGCCACGCTCAACAATCCCGGCCAGACCATCGCGGCTGGCACGGTTGTGGCGTCAGACCCTAACGGCCTTCTCTACAGCACGCCCTCCGCCGTTACCTTGCCGCAAGGGGCACAAACCGCCACGCTTGATCTCGCTTGCACAACAGCCGGGGCCATCCCGTGCCCTGCTCAAAGCCTCCAGCTTTATCAAGGCGGTCTCGGCATCGCCTCACTGACCAATCCAGCCCCTGGCTCTATGGGTAGTGAGGCCGAGAACCGAACGGACTTTGAGACGCGGCGGCGGAACTCTGTCGCAGCCAATAGCCGCAGCCAAAACGCGTCTTTGATGGGCGCCTTGCTGGAACTGGATGGCGTGACGGACGCCTACGTGATGGATAATCCCAGCGGCAACGCGACGACGATCAACGGGGCGCCGATGGAGCCACACGCGCTCTATGTGCTCGTCGAAGGCGGGACGGAGACCGCGATTGGCCAAGCGATCCTTACCAAGAAGCCGCCCGGTATTGCTACGATGGGCGAGCGTCTTGTCACCGTGCAGGACACCAACCCGGTCTATGACGGCAATCGCCCCTCCTACACCTTTCGTTATGACCGACCGCAGCCCGTGCCCGTGAGCGTCGCCGTCACGCTCGAACAATCCGACAGCGTGCCATCTGATGTGGTTGCGCAGGTGCAGGCTGCCATTATGGGCGTGCTCACGGCGGGCCGATACCGCGCGCGGATGGGCGGCACGCTCTATGCGTCCCGCCTCTCGGCGGTGGTCGATGCGCTAGGCGATTGGGCGGAGGTGCTCTCTCTGACCCTCAGCACGGCCAACACCAGCGGACAAACCCGCTTAAAACTACCCATCAATCAGCTCCCGACCGTCACCCCAGCCACGATCACCGTGGAGCTTGTATAATGGACGATCTCCGCAGCACGATCTTGGCGCAATATGCCAACTCCCCGCGCCTTCTATCGCTCATAAGCACCTTCAACCAAGCCGCCGATCCGCACGCCCTTATCGAGCGCTTCTACAACGACGTCTGGAACATCGACACCGCTAAAGGCTGGGGGCTGGATGTGTGGGGCCGCATCGTGGGTGTGGGCCGCGTTCAGAAAGTACCTCAACCGCGCTATCTCGGCTTTGACGAAGCGAACGACAGCACCGGAACGGCGCTCCCCTTCAATGAGGGCTTCTTTTATAACGGTCCCACCAGTACGCAGAACTTCGCTCTCGCCGATGACGCGTATCGCAGGCTCATCATGGCCAAAGCGGCGGCCAATATCTCCAGCGGCTCCATTGCCGACATCAACCGTATTCTCATGCTGATCTTTGGCGACCGAGGGATGATCTACCTCTCCGAAGGCACGCCAGCCAACGATTATCTAGGCTTTTCGGAGGCCAAAAGAGGCGCCGACACGCCCCAGACGTTCAATAACGGCATCTTC